ATGCCGTAGAGGATATAGAGGGTACAGTATGAATAGGCCAGATAAAGCATGGAATAAATTATCTGTAGCTGAAAAAGAAATAGGTGGAATACCTAATTCTAGTGAAGACATTAAACAGGCTCATGCTGCAGCGGTAGAGATGTATATCCAGCAGTATGTTGGTCATCTAGGTGAAGGGAATTATGGCGGCATGTATTTTAACGATACACTTAATGACTGGGCTAGATTTGATATTAACAAAAGAACAAAGCATGATGCTACTATTAGCTCAGGCCTCGCGGTCATGGCTTGTAATAGACATTTATATACGCCACACATGAAAACAGAAAAAGAATCTTTAGGTTTGAATATAGCTAAATACGATAATAAGGGATTTATATCTCAAATAATTAAATAACTATGGCGGAATCAGTACACGTTAACTTTCCTTCTCAAGTTGTAAGTGATCAGGAGAAAATATCTCCTGAATACGGGCTAAAGATCGCGAAAGCTATTGAGCAAGAGTGGTTCGATGGAGCTCACTCTAATAGGTATTTAGACTTTCAACGCAAGTATCATAATTTAAGGCTGTATGCTAGAGGAGAACAGTCTATACAAAAATATAAAGATGAATTATCTATTAATGGCGATTTATCTTATCTAAATCTAGACTGGAAACCAGTGCCTATTATACCTAAATTTGTAGATATAGTAGTGAATGGTATGTCTGAGCGAATATTCAACGTAAAGGCTTATTCACAAGATCAATACGGCGTAAGCAAGAGGACCGAGTATATGGACTCGTTAATACGTGATATGAAGTCTAGGGAGTTCAACGATATGGCTGCGACGTTGTTTAACGTGGATCTATACGAAAACGATCCAGCTATGCTACCTGACACTGAGGAGGAACTGTCGCTGCATATGCAATTGAATTACAAGCAAGCCGTTGAACTTGCTGAGGAGCAGGCTATAAATGTTTTATTAGAAGGCAATAAGTACGATTTAACACGCAGAAGATTATTATATGATTTGACTGTACTAGGAATTGGCTGCGTTAAAACGGGTTTTAATTGGAGCGATGGTGCTACTGTTGAATATGTTGATCCAGCTAATATAGTTTATTCTTACACTGAATCACCTTATTTTGATGATATATATTACATAGGTGAAGTTAAAACAGTGCCGATTAACGAACTTGCTAGAGAGTTTGATCATTTGACTTCTGAGGATTTAGAACAAATTCAAAGTGGTCCAACTAAGGCTCGCGGAGGAGTATACAACACTAGAAGAAGTGTAAACGATAAAAACAAAATAGAAGTTTTGTATTTCAACTACAGAACCTATATGAATGATGTTTATAAGATTAAAGAAACTTCAACTGGAGGAAAAAAGGCTATTAAAAAAGCTGGTTCATTTAATCCACCTGCGGAAAAACAGCGTGATTACACTAGAGTCCAACGAGCAGTGGAATGCGTGTTTGAAGGAGCTATAGTTCTTGGTACAGATAAAGTGTTAAAGTGGAGAAAAGCTGAGAACATGATGCGAGACAAGAGTAATTTTAACAAAGTTAAAATGAATTACACTCTAGTTGCTCCACGAATGTACGAGGGTAGAATTGAATCTATTGTAAGTAGAATAACAGGGTTTGCTGATATGATTCAGCTTACGCATTTAAAATTACAGCAAGTAATGTCGCGTATGGTGCCAGATGGTGTGTATCTTGACGCAGATGGACTTGCTGAAATAGATTTAGGTAATGGTACTAATTATAATCCACAAGAAGCGCTTAATATGTTCTTCCAAACTGGTAGTGTAATTGGTAGAAGCTTTACAGGAGATGGTGATCCTAATCCTGGTAAAATACCTATTCAACAGATAGCTAACGGAGCTGGTCAAAATAAAATACAGAGCTTAATTCAAACTTACAACTATTATCTACAGATGATACGTGATGTAACGGGTCTTAACGAAGCTAGAGACGCTAGTGTTCCAGATCCTAAATCACTGGTTGGTGTTCAAAAGCTTGCGGCAGCTAACTCAAATGTTGCCACTAGACATATTCTTCTTGGATCAATGTTTTTAACTGCTGAAGTTGCTGAAGCTCTTTCATTAAGAATATCAGATATATTAGAGTATTCACCAACAGCAGAGGCGTTTGTACATTCTTTAGGAGCTCATAATGTAGCTACATTAAAGGAGATGTCTGAGCTGCATCCATATGACTTTGGTATATTCTTAGAGTTAGAGCCTGATGAAGAGGAAAAGCAGATGCTAGAAAACAACATACAGACAGCTATCGCGCAAGGCTTAATAGATTTGGATGATGCTATTGACGTTAGAGAAGTTAGGAATGTTAAACTAGCAAATCAATTACTAAAAATAAAAAGAAAGAAAAAGCAAGAGCGTGAGCAAAAGATACAGCAAGAAAACATGCAAGCGCAAGCAAGCGCAAATGCGCAAGCTCAACAAGCCGCAGCTAATGCTGAGATACAAAAAAATCAGGCAAAAAGCGAAGCGGATATTCAATTGGAAACAATAAAATCTCAAGGTAAAATGAATTACCTGCAAGAAGAGGTTAGACTCAAGAAAGAGTTAATGATGTTTGAGTTTGAATTGAATGAAAGAAACCAAGACAAATCACATCAAGAAAGCATGAATCTCGAAAATCTAAGGGAACAAGGAAAAGATAGACGAGAAAAAATGAAGGAAGACACTAAAAGATTTGAATCTTCAGGTAATGATGTACTTGGAGGCATAAATATGGGAGGACTTGGTCCTCAAGTAGGAAATTAATTATATAATATTTTATCATGGAAAATGAAAATCAAACAGATCTCGAGGAAGTAATCCAAGAGGTAGAAAAAGAAACACCGCAAGAAGTGGTTGAAGAAACCGCGGAAGTAGATTTAAGTAAATTTGAAAGTGCTGAGAATCCAGACGTTATTAAAGTAGATCTAAGCACGCCAACAACCAATGAAGCTGAAGAAAGTAACCCTGACAACTCAGGAGTGGCTGGAAGCGATGAAAGTCCCGAGTCCACACAAGAACAAGAAGAAGTACAACCGGAAAGAGAAGTACAAGAACAACCAGTATCAATAGAGCAACCTAAAGTTGAACTACCTGAAAACGTTGAGAAATTAGTTGATTTTATAAATGAAACTGGTGGTGATATTAGAGATTATGTAAATCTTAATAGAAATCTCGATGAACTCGATGATCAAGACGCACTTCTTGAATACTATAAAGACACTAAACCGCACCTAACTTCAGAAGACATAAACTTCCTTATGGAAGATCAGTTTTCTTTTGACGAAGATTTAGAAGCGGAAAAAGATATTAAAAGAAAAAAATTAGCCTTAAAAGAGCAAGTTGCAGAGGCTAAAGCCTACTTAGACGGGCAAAAGTCTAAATACTATGATGATCTTAAAGCGGGAAGCAAGCTCACACCTGAGCAGCAAGAGGCTATTGAGTTCTATCAAAAATACAATGAAGAGTCGGAAACGTCTCGCGCTAACGCAGAAAATCTAAAATCTAAATTTAACGAAAAAACAAACGAAGTATTTAATGACAGTTTCGAAGGTTTCGAATACAACGTCGGAGATAAAAGCTTCAGGTATAAAGTTAAAGATGTAGATAGTGTAAAAACAGAGCAGAGTAACATTAACAATTTCGTCAAAAAGTTTTTGAACGATAAAAATGTTATGGAAGACGCCGCTGGTTATCACAAAGGATTATATACCGCGAATAACGCAGACGCAATCGCAAGGCACTTTTACGAACAAGGGAAAGCTGATGCTATACAAGATACTATGGCAAACGCTAAAAATATTAATACTAACGCTAGAGGTTCTCATGGAGAAGCTCAAGCTGGAGGAATTAAGGTTCGTGCGCTTGGCGATACATCCGCAGACTTCAAATTTAAAATTAAACGTAAAAATTAAAAATTAAGAAAAAATGGCAATTACACCAGGAAGTACGTTAAATTCAACGCCAGCTGCAATTCAAGCTACGTTGTCTACTAACTACTTAGATTTTACAGGTACTACTGATACCACATGGGCTCAACAGTACCTTCCAGACCTAATGGAGAAAGAGGCTGAAGTTTTTGGAAACAGAAGCGTTTCAGGATTCTTAAACCAAGTAGGTGCTGAAGAGGCTATGGCCGCTGACCAAGTTGTATGGTCTGAGCAAGGTAGATTACACCTTACTTACACTTGTACTATTAAGACAGCAGGTTCTAACCTAATTACAATTTCTGATCACATTGATACTAACGCGGCTTACGTGTCAGGATCACACGGTATTCGTATTGGTGATACGGTTATTATCGCAAACTCTACTAAGAACATTACCGCTAAAGGTTACGTTAGCGCAATCGATGTTGGTGCTGACGTAAACGACATTACTGTTCTTCCTTATAACTCTAACGACTTAGCTGATACCGCTATTGGTATGGCTGACTCTGACGTTGGTGTTATTATGGTATACGGTTCTGAGTGGGCTAAGGGAACTAACGGTCAAACGACTGCTAACGAACCTACGTTCAAGTCATACTCTAACAAACCAGTTATTATCAAGGATTTCTACCAGGTATCTGGTTCTGATACTTCTCGTATTGGTTGGGTTGAAGTTGCTGGCGAAATGGGACAAAATGGTTACCTATGGTACTTAAAAGCTGAAGGTGATACTCGCGCTCGTTTCATGGACTACTTAGAGATGTCAATGATTGAAGGTGTTAGAGTTTCTAGTGATTCAACTGTAGATTCTGAAATCGGAGCTGCAAACGATGCTACTGGTACAGAGGGTTTATTCGCGGCTATTGAGGCTCGTGGTAATATCACTACAGGTGTTACTGGAGTTAACGCTGCTACTGACCTAGCTGAGTTTGACGCTATTCTAGCAGAGTTTGACAAGCAAGGATCTATTGAAGAGAACATGATGTTCCTTAACCGTTCAACTGCTCTTGCAATTGACGATATGCTTGCATCTATGAACTCTTACGGTTCAGGTGGTACTTCTTACG